CCCCGGCTAAGAAGGCAAGTGCTAAAGCTATGGCTAAAGCCGCTGGTAGACCCTACCCGAATCTCGTGGATAATATGCGTGCAGCGGGGAAAAAATGAACACATCCGGTACCGCAATGTGTTATCATACCCAGTACATAAATGGAGCAATCTATGTACGGGGTAATATACAAAATCACCAACACGGTTAACGGTAAATTTTATATCGGCCAAACAATTATGAGACTTGAAAATAGATGGGGCAAACATAAGTCTGACGCCAAAACAGGCGCTGGATGGGTGTTGGCTTCAGCTATTAGGAAGTATGGCGCGGATGCTTTTATCATAGAGGTTGTAGAAGAGCACGAATGCAAAGACAGCCTAAATGCGGCAGAGATTCGGTTAATTGCTGACCTGAGGCCAGATTACAATTCTTGTGCTGGCGGTGGAGGGTTGGGCAGCCCGATACCAGAGGTGCGAGAAAAAATCTCCCGAACAACAAAAGGGCGAAAAAAATCAGAAGAAACCCGCTCCAAAATGTCACAAGCCCAGATAGGCAAAGTTTTAAGCCCAGAAACTGTGGCAAAAATACAAAAAGCACTGCAACCTTACTATCAGCAATTAACGGCAAACCGAATTGAAAAATACGGAACATCGGATAAAGCACTCGCTGCAAAAATTAGGCAAAAGGCAAACACACCAAAATATGTCAGCCCGTTGCAGGAATATTATGATGCGATTGGTGCAAACACGCGAAATGAAAAAATAGCAGCGGCGGCTAAACTTGGTTATCAGGCCGGATCGCGAAAAATACTCGCTGGCGTAGCAAACCCAATGTATGGCAAAACTAAACCAGACGAAATAAAAGAAAAACTTTCTCAAGAAATGAGAGGAGCCGGCAATCCGTATTATGGCAAAAAACACTCAGATGAAATTAAGGCCAAAATGAAAGCCGCCCATGCTTCTCGCCCTTCAGTTGTTTGTCCTCATTGCAATAAAAGCGGGCGTGTGAATACAATGAAGCGGTGGCATTTTGACAATTGCCGGAGCAAAATATGACCACCAGTGGGACATCAGGATTTAACCTCGATTTTGCTGAAATCGCTGAGGAGGCATGGGAAAGGCTCGGCGGTCGTGAGATGCGTACCGGGTATGACTTGCGTACTGCTCGTCGGTCAATGAACTTGTTGCTGGTAGAAATGGCGAACCGGGGGGTTAACCTCTGGACGATTGAGCAAGGTGCTATTCCGATGGTAACAGGGCAGTCTACGTATGATTTGCCTGTTGATACGGTTGACTTGCTGGATCATGTGATTCGCACCGGTGCTGGACAAAACCAGATTGATATTAGTATTAGCCGTATTGCCGAGCCTACGTACTCTACCATCCCCAATAAGAATGCACAGGGTCGCCCGATTCAGGTTTGGATTCAACGGATGACGGGGCAGCAATACCCACTTCCCGGCCCAAATGGTACGAATCAGGTGACAGGGGTTAATGCCCCCAAGATTACGGTGTGGCCTACGCCTAATGAGCCCGGCGATCAATATACCTTTGTTTACTGGCGTTTGCGCCGTATGCAAGACGTGAACTCGGCGGTGAATAATCTCGACATCCCGTTCCGTTTCTTGAACTGCATGATTGCTGGGTTAGCTTATTACTTGTCGATGAAGCTTCCTGACGTGCCCGGTGAGCGCATCATTGCGTTGAAAGCGGACTATATGGAGCAGCTAGATCTTGCTACATCAGAAGATAGAGATCGCTCTCCGGTTCGTTTTGTACCTCGTGTGATGAGGTAAGCCATGCCTAACCAGTTTTCTTCTGGTCGTCACAGTATCGCCCAGTGCGATGTATGCGGGTTCCGTTTTAAGTTAAAACAGCTCAAGGCATTGACGATCAAGCGAACCCAAACCAATATACTGGCGTGTCCAGAGTGCTGGAATCCAACGCACCCACAGTTGTTTTTAGGGGAAACGCCTGTCAATGACCCACAGGCCGTTCGCAACCCCCGTCCAGAAATCGGGTATCAGGTTGGCGGAGTTGGGGTAGATGGCGAACCGACTGGCGGAAGTCGTGTCATTCAGTGGGGCTGGCAACCTGTTGGTGGTGCAAGGGATGGCGGTTTAACGCCAAACAATCTACAATTGACCATATCATTAGGCACCGTAACGGTCGCCACTACTTAGGAGTAAACCATGGCTTATAAACGTGGCGCTGATGGGGTTGCCAAGAAAGGCAAAACTGACGTTAAGATCTTCCCAAACGATGGCGCAAAAAAGGGTATGATGGGTGGCGGTAAGAAATCCGCTGGTGTAACCACTGAGAAGATGAAAGCAGTGGGTCGTGGTTTGGCTAAAGTTGCCAATCAGGGAGGCTGAAATGGCTCGATACAGTATGGTTAAAGGTGGCAAGCAGGTCGGCCCCGCTGAAGTCTACGCTCCTCCCCACACGATGAAGGGTAAGCCTGTGGACGCTAAAACCGCCCCAAAGAAGGTGCAAGACCCAAACACTATGTCTGCAAAAGATGTGCGTCCGGGTTGTGTGGCGATGCGTGTCAGTGCAGGCGATCCGGGTCGTGAAGATGTGAAAACAAGCGGCATCAAGATGCGTGGCACCGGTGCTGCTACCAAAGGTTTGATGTCAAGAGGCCCGCTAGCGTGAGTGTCGCCACACCTGTTGCTATCTACATGTTGACCAACTAGAGTGTGGGCTAATGAATCAAAAGCAAAGCTTGCCGCAGCTCAAAAGGGGCGTAAAATGTCTGCAGAAGCCGTAGCAAAAATTGCGGAGGCAAACAGGAATCGTGTTTGGACTGCCGAATCAAAAAAGAAGTTATCCATGGCTAAAACAAAATTGGTTGAATAGCAATGAACTACGCTGAGTTGTGCGCCAATATTTCAGACGTTATCGAAAATACGTTTTCGGCGGATCAGCTTGCGTTGTTTACCCGTCAGGCAGAACAGAAGATCTACAACGCTGTACAGATATCGAATTTGCGTCGTAATGTGACGGGGCAACTGTCCCCAAACAACAAGTACTTAGCCGCGCCAGCCGATTTTCTATCGGTTTATTCTATGGCGGTTGTGGATGGAAACGGTAACTATGAGTACTTGCTCAACAAAGACGCAAACTTCATCCGACAGGCATACACATCCCCCACAGATACCGGGTTGCCAAAATACTATGCCATTTTCGGGCCAAGCACTACGTCCGGAGTTCCTGCCACTATTACCAATGAGCTTAGCTTTATCCTTGGGCCTACACCTGACGCAGCATACAACGTCGAACTACACTACTTTTATTACCCTGAGTCGATTGTTACTGCCGGTACAACATGGCTTGGCGATAACTTTGATTCAGTGCTGCTCAACGGTGCCTTGGTTGAGGCGATAAGATTTATTAAGGGTGAGCCAGATATGGTTGCACTCTACGACAAGATGTTTAACGAGTCCCTTGCCTTGCTCAAACAGCTCGGGGATGGTCGCCAGCGTCAAGACGCATACCGTTCAGGACAAGTAAGGTTGCCAGTACGATGATCACACAGACCGCTACCACCTCGTTTACAACAGAATTATTCCAAGGCATCCATGATTTTTCTACGGATGTTTTTAAGCTTGCCCTGTACGATGCAACTGCCGACCTTGGTGAAAACACTACCGCCTATACCGCCGCTGGGGAAATCTCTGGTGCTGGGTATATTACTGGCGGGGTGACGCTGACCGGGGTGGTTGTATCCAGTGGTAGCGGTGTATCTTATGTAGATTTTGCTGATGCAACATGGAATCCTGCAGTATTTACTGTGCGTGGGGGCTTGATCTACAATAGCAGCAAGAGTAACCGGTCGGTTGCAGTCTTAGATTTTGGTGCGGACAAGACGGCAACAACTTTTTTTACGGTGCAAATGCCGCCTGCAACGGCTACTACCGCACTGATCCGCATTAATAAAGGAGCTTACAATGTTAGCTAAAGCAAAGAGCACCGACCGTGTATCTGGTTCGGTTGAAAAGCAAACCGGTTCGCTGCAAAGCGCTGCTGGTGGCGGTATCTTCACCGTGACTTGCTATGACAAAGATGGCAACCTGAAATGGGAAACGCAGGCTAAAAACCTCGTGACCAAGCAAGGTCTGCAAGACATGAACACCCAGTACTTCAAGGGCGCAACATACACCGCTGCTTGGTATATTGGTTTGGTGGACAGCGCTGGGTTCTCTACCTACGACTCCAACGACACCATGGCATCCCATACTGGCTGGGCAGAAGCAACGGGCTATTCTGGTGCAAACCGTGGTACGGCTACATTTGGTTCCGCTACTCTGGCTGATCCGTCTGTGATTAATAACTTGGCTTCTCAGGCTTCGTTTAGCATCACTGGCACAGCTACGATCCGTGGTGCGTTTCTGACTAACACTCAGGATAAAACCGTCAATACGGGCATTCTGTTTTCTGAGGCTGACTTCCAAGCTCCCGGTGCTCGTACTGTTGCTTCTGGTGACGTGTTGAACGTGCGCTACGACTTCAGCTTGGATGCTGCTTAAAGGAACCGACATGGCAACGACGTTTAAAAAAGGCGACTCCGTTAAGGTGAATGCAGTTATCCCTAGCGGTGAGATTCAAGCCCTGCGTATGGAAGAAGATGGTACCGTGTTGTGTCTACTCGAGTGGGTGGATGCTAACGGTGCCACTCAAAAGCGCTGGTTTGATGAAAACGATCTAATCTTGGCGTGATAATGTGTTTGGAACAAGCGCGTTTGCGGAAGCTACATTTGCATCAGAAGCGGGGAATTCATTTTCAGCCGTAGTGCTGGAGTCCGCTTCCGGTGCTGATCTTACTTATGCGTCGGCAGCGTTTGCATCGGCGATTCTTGAGTCGGTTGTTGGGGCGGATGTTGTTTATTCAGAGACGCTGTACTACTCGGCTTTCTCAGATACAGCGACAGCCCAAGATTCTACCTTCTCTGGGTTTGGGTTGTTTAGGGCGTTTGTCGATACTGCGTCCATTTCCGGCACTACGTCTACCAATCAGTCATTCCTAACGCTTGTGTTAGAGACGGTGTACCCTGCTGATACCGCATACGCTACACGGGTTCAAAATGCTGAGGTTGCTGATTCTGCGTCCGCACTAGATCTGCTGGGTACGGGTTTCCTGTTTTTAACGGAAGTAGTGGACACTACAGCGGCGTCAGATTTAATCTACGCATCGGCTACTATCGGTGTAAGCGTATCTGAAACTGTAGAAGCCGTTGATGATATAACAACCCTTGTCACATTTGCTTCGGCGTTTACGGATTCTGCTGCGATCACTGAATTTAATCGTGGCACTGTAAGTTTCCGCTCGGCTTTTGTCGATGGTGTAGAAGTTAGAGATACCATGGCTCGCCGCTTGCAGTGGGAAGACATAAACACATTCGAGCAATCTGACTGGGTAGATATCCCAACACTGAATTAGGGGCTAGAAAATGGCACTGGTACTTAAAGACCGGGTAAAGGTCACAACAACGACAACTGGCACGGGTACCCTAACGTTAGGTTCAGCCGCTGCTGGCTATCAAAGTTTCTCTGTTATCGGCGACGGTAACACCACGTACTACACTATCTTTGATGTCGGTACAGGCGATTGGGAAGTTGGTATTGGTACGTACACTGCATCTGGTACGACTCTTAGCCGTGATACGGTGCTGTCTTCTTCTAACGCTGGTGCATTGGTTGACTTCGCTGCTGGCGACAAGTCGGTATTTGTAACTTACCCCGCTGAGAAGTCATCTGTCAGTTATAAGGCTGCTATTACGGCAAACTACACAGCCGGAGTCAGTGAAGGTGTAGTCGCTAATACATCTGGTGGTGCATTTACCGTTACCCTTCCGGCCTCTCCTGTTGCTGGGGATCAGGTCGTTATCTCTGATGCTGCGGCTACGTTTGGCTCTAACAACCTCACAGTCGGCAGAAACGGTTCCACGATTAACGGTACGGCTGCAGACTGGGTTATCGACATCAGTGGTGTCTCGGTACAGTTTATCTATAGCGGCACGACGTGGTTAGTCTATGCACAAGTTGGTGGTAACAGTGGTAGTGTTGTGACACTAAATGGTGTGCAGACACTGACAAATAAGACAATTAACGGCACCAACAACACCATTACGAACATCAGCCTTTCTACGGCTGTTACGGGCACTCTTCCTGTGGCTAACGGCGGTACAGGAATTACATCGTTTGGTAGTGGCGTTGCTACCTTTCTCGGCACACCATCCTCTGCAAACCTAGCTTCCGCAGTTACGGACGAGACAGGATCAGGTGCGTTAGTCTTTGGCACATCCCCAGCACTTACTACTCCAACACTATCTAGCCCGACCTTTAACGATGGCTACACAGAAGAAGTGTTTGCTGTGTCGGGTACGACTCCTGCGCTATCGCCTGCTAACGGCTCAATTCAGACTTGGACGCTATCTGGTGCAAGTACACCAACCGCAGGGACGTGGAACGCAGGTCAGTCTATTACTCTTATGATTGACGATGGAAGTGCAGCAACGGTTACTTGGACATCACTTGCTGTAACGTGGAAGACTGACGGTGGTGCAGCACCCACGCTTAATACGACAGGCTTTACGGTGATTACGCTGTGGAAGGTGGGTACGACTATTTACGGCGCAAGAGTGGGGAACGCATAATGTTAGCGTCTAAAGGATTGATGGCGAGTTCGGCTGTAGAGCCTTTGCCTGTTCCAAGAGCGATTGCTGTTGCTCACTCTACATCACC